CAGGTACTCGTGACTCTGCTGGGCAAACCGGCGACGCTCCTCCGTGTCGAGGTAGACGTACTCAATGTACAGGGAGGCACCAACGAGCTGGAGGCTCTGGATGCCGCTGCCCGTCGAAGCGCCGCTGCCCTGCGGGAGAGACTGCGGAGGAAGGTAGGCTGTACCCATCCCCGTTGTGTATCTGTCTCCATAGCAGCAGTTGTAGTTCTGCTCGAAGTCCACATTGATGCGGACCTCGTGGTACTGCAGGGCAATGAGCGGCACAGCCAGGCCCGGGTTGCGGCAGAACCAGAACTGGAGCGGGATGTACAGCGTCTTCATCGGCGTGCCCGCACGGGAGACGCACGAGTTCGTCAGCTCAGACGCCGCGCACGTCGCATCCAGCGGGACACCGTCGGACGTCTTGAGGAGAACCAGGTCGGCGGTGTTGCCGAGCATGTCCTCGAGGGACTGCTGCGTGCCCGGGGCCTGCGAGAGCTGCGTCCAGATCTGCATCCAGTCGCCGTACTGGCGGTCAATGCGCGAGCCGCCCACCTCAACCTCAACCTGCTTGATGAGGCGGTGGCCGACGTAGTTGAGCCAGCGGAAGCGGTCCGTGGAGCCCGAGTTCAGCACAACCTGCGGGAGCGTAACCTGGATGTACGTGCGGTACATTAAGTCAGCGTTACGGGAGATAACGGCCGTGACACGCTTGCCGAAGTCGGCCTGGCCGTTGAACGTCACCTCGATGGACTCCATCGCGAAGTTGGTATGACGCTTGTACAGCACCTTCCAGAACGTGATCTGGGGGTTGCCGGAGATGTAGATGTCCTGGGCACCATAGCTGACGAGCTGCATTAAACCACCGGCCATATTGTTGTTATACTTCACTGCAAGAAATTATTTTCGAGTGTTCAAGAGACGCATGCGTTGAGGCGACTCCCTTCAAAACACGAATTGCAGACGGGAATATATGACTCAGATCCACCGATAAGTACGCGTTCACTTGATTGAACAACGCGAAATGTTGAAGTCGAAGGATTCTTGCAGATAGAGCATTCACCTGTTAACTTTGTGATTTGGGATGCAAAGGGAATACAACTTAAGAGTTCGGTGAATGGTTGGCAATCTGAATCTCCATCAAGACCCACCAAGAGAAGATTTTTATTCAAAATGGGTTGGATGATCGACCGAATGTTCGGAACAAATTGAGCTTCGTCAATGACAATATAGTCCACGACTGAAAGCTCATAGGGTGTAACTTCATCGATATACTTGCAAGGATACATTTCGCCTGAATGCGAAACAATTACGTCGGATCTATACCTTGAATCAAGACGGGGCTTTAGAACAAGTCCGGTTCCGGACTGCTTATAAATCCAATCAAGTGCATAGGATGTCTTCCCTGCAAACATGGGGCCGACAACAATTTCAAGGGGCATTACTTAGTTACTCTACTCATATTTAACCTGTTTTCTTTACCTTTTTCTTTGGGGCCTTCAATATAGTATCCACAAGACCACCACCGCGTACATGTCTACGCGTACGTCTTCTGCGGACCTGGCGTCTACGGCGTGTTTTCCTCCGACGTCCGCCTTCTGCACGAGGACGAGCGAGAATCTCTTGCAATTCAGTCTGAACTGGAGAACTGATCATAAATGTATCTTCTGCAAAATTTATATCTGGACCATCCGGCTCCTCGTTGTCATATACGAACGGATCTTTATCGAAATCGCGAGGAGAGAACTGTAGAACTATTGTTTGGGTTCCTTTTTTGTAGACGACATTTACAGTTCGGTCAAGTGCAAAGACCAAATCATCCCTGCCACCCGGCCCCTGCATTGCCTTAATATCTCGTTTCGTTAAATGAGACGGGGAGAGTACCTTACTTGCCACCCAGAATCCGTCGTCCACGGCCACATCATCTGCACGGACTTCAAACTTTTCCTCTGAAGCCCTCACCGGTGTTGCCACCATCAAATCAGACGGAGGTTCATCCTCACTGGGTCCAAACGCAAGACGTACACGCGAAATAGGAAAATGTGTCCATCTATCCATATCATAACTCGGATCACTGGACATGGATGCAGACACAGAAGAACCGGATGACATATTACTCTTATGTTAGATTATGTCTTTGCATCAAGACAATGAAACCCATTTATCTGTTTGCAGGGATACTTGCAGTTGCGTTAGTTGTACTTCTTATGCAACGGCAGACGAATGTGATTGTTCGCGATTCTCCAGTCAAGTTCTCCTCTGTACGCAAGCATCCCTTTGATGTCTATTCAGATCCCTATCATCCACCTGAACGCGAGAACCCGTACTGGAGAGGGCGTGACCCGAATTATCAGCAAGTCGGTGTTCTGCAAGGGCAGGGGCGTGCCGGACTTCTGCCGCTGTTCGGTCGGCCGTCAATCACATCCAATAGTCGGTGGGAATACTATACGATGAGTGATGGTCTGAAACTTCCAGTCTCCTACAATCGCAAACAGTGTAATTCCGACACTGGTTGTGATGAATTAATCGGAGAGGATTCGCTTGATGTGTTAGGATTAGGCAAGTACAAGGCTGCAGTCTACGATGTTACTCAACCACGCTACGACCCAGGACGCCTGTAGACCATGCAAGATATACGGACGCACATCCGAGAATGTTTGAAGTTGCCAATGCAAGAATTGTTTGCCAATCAACTCCCTTTATAGGTCCAACGAAAAGGACGTTGCCTACAGACAAAAATCCACCGCTAATCTTGTTAGTTATTAGATGTATCATGCCGTATAGAAATCCTGCAAGAAGTGGACTTGATTCATAAAAGACTGAGAGTGCAATAATGAGTGCACCTAAGTATTCGACTACACATTTTAGGAGCAGATTCATTGTTAGTTTACAATCAGAATAATCTCCATATTAAACGGTCTTTCTGCATCTCTTCGTCTTACGACTACGTGTCTTTCCACCGGGGCATTGTTTGCGTCTGCATCGCTTTGTTTTACGGTCACGTGTCTTGCCACTGGTGCACCGTTTACCTCCAGTTCGTGCTCCAGGAAACTGTGCAAGAAGATCTTCTTTTAGCTTAGGTAAAAAGACATCGGGAGTCGTTGCAGCCATTCCCGCCTCGCTAATGTCTGCTGCAGGAATTCCCGGTGCAAGCATACGCTGTGTTTGTCTGAATTCGTTTAAGGCCTCTCTGAAATTTTCATTTCCTGTTTGTCTACGAACACGTCTACCAAGATCATCCAGAACATCTGACATAGTACGTTCTTGTAGCTTTCCTTCTGCAATCATCTCATCGATCTTTGCAATCCAAATCTTAGCAACAGCGGTTGTAAGAAGTGACATCTTATTCTATGAACAGAATTTACTCAAACACAATACGAGGACTGATGTGCATTGCCTCCAGTTCCTGTGCCCATAGCTTCAACGCATATGGAATTGTCTTATTCTCAAAGTCTGTACGATTACCGCACGACCTGCATTCGTAGTGAGCTTCCTTTTCGTTGAAGATGGCGAGGGTTCCACACTTCCTACAAATGCCGGTTTCAAATGGATCGGATACGTCCATCAATCGCTCCTTGGTAAACGCAGCGGTTCCGTGGCTTAGCATACAGTCCCTCTCCATCTCTCCAACACGGAGACCGCCATCACGAGACCGGCCCTCGCAAGGCTGACGTGTCAGGGATACAATCGGTCCACGAGCACGCGAATGCTTCTTATCTGCAACCATATGCTTCAGACGCTGATAGAACGTCGGACCCATGAAGATCTCTGCCTCCATCATTTCACCGGTCATTCCGTTGTAAAGGGTCTCATTTCCATACGGATGCATTCCAAGGTCCATCATATGTGCTCGGAGTTCATCGAGCTTCATGTGCGTATACGGCGTTCCATCTCCAAGAGTTCCGCGATTCACGCAGATCTTTCCAAACACCGTCTCCAGAAGCTGAGCAATGGTCATTCGAGACGGAACTGCGTGAGGATTCATGATAATGTCCGGCCGAAGTCCCTTGGATGTAAACGGCATGTCGCACTCTGGCAACAAGATACCGACCGTTCCCTTCTGTCCGTGACGGGATGAGAACTTATCTCCAATCTCAGGAACACGCTCAGAGACTACACGAACCTTCACAAATGGATATCCATCCGAGTTTTTGTCCTGCCATACACCATCGATCCGGCATGGCTCGGAGTTCTTGTGGATTGTGGATGCATCACGGTACAGATATCCGTGTGGATCGTTCTTCAGAGTAACCGCCTTTCCGATCATTACATCGTTCTCCTTGACGACTGCGTGCATCATAGGAATGCCCGCGTCAGTCACTGCATCGTACGATGAATTCTTGAATCCACGCGTGTTTTCCTGTCTCGGCTTCATGAATCGCTCCTCACGACCACTCGTTACATTACGGTGTTCTTCGTCCTTGTACATGGTCGTATGCAGACCGCGAAACAGTCCGCGACGAACTGCAGACTTGTTCATGATAACTGAATCCTCCTGATTGTACCCCGAATAACACGCAATTGCAACAATCACATTCTCTCCGAAGGGCATATCCTGCATCTTGAGCACATTCATCATCTGTGTCTCAACCAACGGACGAGTCGGACTGCACAGAAGGTAGGCATTCTTATCCAATCGCTTCGCATAGTTCTTTGCGTACATCGACATTGCCTGCTTGCCCATGGCCGACTGATACGTGTTTCGAGGCGACTGATTGTGATCGGACAGTGGGATCGTATTTGCCATATGACCAATTGCAGCTGTAGGGTGGATCTCGCAATGAGTATATGCATTTGCTGAATCGCCCTTCAAGTCCTCTGGGAACATTGCAATCCGAATCGTCTCACTCTCGCTCGGATCAATATACTCCACGCACGTCCGCACCCAATCGTTCCACGACGAATTGGGAGGAGGCTGCAGGATCTTTCCACCCTCGACTCGAAATACCGGACGAACAAGGCGGCCGCTATCTGTCTCGATCAGAATGATATTGTGGAGAACGTTCCATGCAATTGAAATATGAGGATGGATTTGCATCGAGGTCTTGGCCTTCTTCAGTGCCTTGTACACTACATCTGGCTGATCCGTGTATCCGAACGTAACTCCGTTGACATTCACGGTAACTGCCTTCTTTACATGGACGTCCGTCAGAAGCGTCATCTCAGGCATATCACGCAGAATGCTCGTGATGATAAAGGATGGAACGTGCTGGCTTACCGATGTCATGATGCTCATTGTCTTGACGATACCGACCGAATGACCCTCCGGAGTCTCGACAGGACATACGAATCCCCAGCTCGTGCCGTGGAGCTTGCGAGGTGCAAGGAGCTTACCTGACTTTTCTACTGGAGTCTGGATACGACGCAGGTGAGATAGAGTGGCTGAGTACGAAAGGCGGTTCAGTACCTGCGATACACCCGCCTTGGTTGCATTCGACAGCGATGTCGAGCTACTTGTGCCTAGGCCCTGGACCGTGAAGTTTCCAGTTGCAAGAGCCTGCTTAACCTTGCCCTCAATGCTCGAGACCTTCAGAATCTTATACAGATTGTTAATGTTCAGAACATCGATCGGCTTCCCCGCCTTCTTCCACGCATCGTTATTAATTTCATGGACAAACTTGGTCCGAAGATCCTTACAGACCTTCTGAAACAGCTGACGGAACAGATGAGTGAGAAGAGCACCTGTCGTAACAACACGCTTGTTCGGGTAGGCATCACGATCATCCAACGGGACCTTTCCCTGTACTGTCAGAAGCAGACGACGGATCATGGATCCGATCGTCACAGACTTGCGAGCATTCAGAACAGTTGACGTCGTTGTCTCACCTGCAAACTTGACGTGGGGCAGGAACTCGGATTCGAGCAGATTGCGAACATGCTGACACTTATCCTCAACAGTCGTTGAATACTGAAGATGCGTGGACAAATACGTGATTGCGTCAGCCTGTGTGAAGATGTTCAGATCTGCAGCATCCTTGAACGATGCGGCCAGGAGTTCATGGTTCTCTACGCCCACTAGATCTGCAACGTCACTATCTGATTCGATTCCAATTGCACGGAAGAAGATCATGAGTGGAACTTCCTCTGTAAATCGAGGTACATTTACCATGAGCGGATTCCCAAGTCCGTTGAACTTTGCAGACAATCGGATCTCCAGCTTCTTCGGAGGCATCGTGAATGACTCGTGCAATGACTTCATCTCCACGAAGTGGCTGTACTTGGAAGTCGTTTTCTTGTTGAAGAAGACCATGATCCGGTTATCAGCGACCTTCTCTTGCGACAGAATCGTACGTTCCGTTCCGTGAATGATGAAATAGCCATGCGGATCGTAGGGGCACTCGCCAAGTTCATCGGGAGTCATGGGCAGATCCTTTAGCAGACACAATGAGGAACCGAGCATCACGGGAATACGACCGAATGAAATGCCCTCAAACACCTTGCTCTGCTCATTCATCTCTGTAAGAGCAGGACCGGTATATGTTCGCACAGTAAACTTCACATCAACAAACATCTGAGCTGCATATGTGAAATTACGAACACGAGCCTCGTGTGGTAGCATCTGCTTGATGCGGCCCGTGGCTTCCTGGATCCGCGGCTTCATATACGTGACATTGTCAAACGAAAGACGGAATTCATACTTGTACTTCTTCGTTGCTTCATCCTGTTCGTGCCATACGACGACATCGGGCGTTGACCGAACAATCAGAGGAAGCTTATTGTTGATGAAGTCTTCATAGGGCTCAATCTGGGGCTCAGAGAACCTGGCGATTCCACGATGGAAGTATGTCTTCAGTGACTCCATGTGATTCTATGCTCCACCTTGTCTGTAAATCTTTCCACGGATTCATTTTAAAGGGATGCCTTCACTTTCCCGGAAGAAAATTACAATCAAGAAGATGGGAGGTGTAGTTCCAATTCCTGCACCTGCTGCAATTCCGGTTCCTGCTCCCCCTCCACCGCCCGCTCCTCTACCTCCTCCTCCTCCCCCTGTCACTGCAGGAAGAAAACGTACATTTCCAAAGGGAATTCTTCGCAAAACACAGCGTATTCTCCCTACACGTGATCCAACATCGTCTAGAAGAAAGACAATGCGGATTATGACAAGTCTGGGTCAAAAAAAACTTCGATCGACAGTTCGGAAGCGTGTACGTTCGTATGATGACAAGACGATTCGCAAACACCTTCTGGACAAGAAACTGATTTCGAGTGACAGTAAAGCAAATACTGGACTTCTTCGAAAGATGTACGAAGAAGCGGTGGGAGCTGGACTATTAAAGATTGACTCTAAGTAATATGACAAAGTATTGGGGTCCACTTGGATGGATAACATTGCAGACAGCTGCAGCACTCTATCCAGATTCTCCTTCTCAGACCGAAATTCAGCTTGTAACCAATTGGGTCTCTTTATTTGCAGAGTGCATTACATGT